CGGCCGCGGTGGGCACGGGCTTTATCGGTTCGGCAGTCGATCGCGTCTCGGAGGCAGGCTCCGTTAGCGGCGGAAGCGCTTGATCCCGTTTCTTCAACGGTCGTTGCTGCGCCGGATCGGTCCGGCGGGTCCATGCCTGGTCGGCTTTTACGACATCGATCGTGCCGTCGGGCTCAAGCTCGATGCGGCCGGAGGCGATTGCCTTTCGAACTGCATTCTCCGCAACACGGCGATGGCGGGCGTAGGCTCTGCGCGACACACCCATGCTGCTCTCGTTCTGCCGGCATGCTGACCGAGCAGCGCCCCTCCAGTTGCTCGCATCCGGCGGTCGAGCCTGACTGCGCTCGCCCGATCAACCGGAGGAGTAATCAATGGGGCGAATCTCAAAGCCGCATCCGGCCGACGTTGCGAACGCGAACATCATAGCCGACGCGGTCCGGTTCGACATTGCGCTGTTCCTCGGCGTTGGCCGCTACGCGACCGACACCGCCGCAACGCTCGAGGAGGCACGCGCCAAAGCCGACGGTCTTGTCGCCATGCATCCGAACGGCAGGCATCCGCTCATTTACGGCGTTACTGCCGACGATCGATCGGGCCTGGTCACCGAAACCTACATGTCCAAGAAGGAGGACCCGATGAAGACGTATGCGAAGAAGTTCAACGCTAAGCGCGCTGCCAAGGCCGCCGGCCACAGCCTCGACGAGGTTGAGATCGTCAAGGTGAAGGACGGCTACACGTTCCGCGTCAAAGGCGGCGCGCCGGCCGCGGAAGGCGCTCAGGCGCCAAAAACCGAACATCCGCCCCGAAAGGGCCCGAAGGGCCGCAAGGCTGCCGGCAAATCCGAGGCCGCCGTGAAGCGGCCGCGCGGCAAGCGCGCGGCCATCGAAGCGGCTGCCCGCGAGGGTAAGCTGCCTGCGCCGCCGGATTTTTCCGCCGAGACGCACAAGCGCTTCCGCAACAAGCTGCAGAGCGTCATTGATCTCGCCAAAGCCGGCGACCTAAAAGCGCTCCGCGCATTCGAGATCAATCCGGTAAGCTCAAGCCCCAAAGCGATTGCGCGGTATCGCGACCTCTGCCTCATCGCATTGGAAGCGCAAGGCGCGCATTAGCAACACTCTGACCGCGCACTTTGCTACAGCCTTAAGCGACCCGCGAGACGTGCGGGTCGCTTGCTGTTCCTGGATAGCTTTGCGAGTGTCAGAAAGCGGCATTCTCGACGGCCATGAATAAATAAATGACGTCGAAACCAAATTTGAGCAGTTTGACGTTCGGAATTTGGCTGCGTCTCGTTCAATCAGAGCGCTTTGCCGCATGCCGCGCGGCAAGTAGCCGTCTTATGTGATTATGCACGACCTGGGCGTCGTAGGGCTTCGGTAGCGGCCCCTGCTCACACAACTCCTTAGCGCAATCGACAGTACGTGGCAGAGTTCCTGTCAAGATTACATCCAAACCCGGTCGGTGTTCACGAATCCATTTCGCCAACCCAAAACCGTCGATAGAACCGGGCATTTCAATATCACTAAAGACGAGATCAACCACCGTCGCGTGGTGTAGGAGAATGGCCGTTGCCTCGTTCGCATTGACCGCTTCAATGACTTTATATCCGCAGTCGCGAAGGTACTGCGAGATAGGCATTCTCACCAAAACATCATCCTCTACAACGAGGATTGTTTCTTGAATTTCCGTTTTTGCAAGCACGCGAGATTAACGATTGACTGGCGCGGGTGTTCCTAGTCGAAAAATGTCTCAATGTGACTGACGATTTTCGTCACATCATAGGGCTTTGAAAAAAAGCCATCATGGTCAATATCCCCAACCTCTCGACAATGACCGGATGTCAGAAGAATTTTGATGTCCGGATACTTACATCGAACGATATGCGCCAAACCGAGTCCATCCCTCGAACCGGGCATTTGGATATCGGTAAGGACCACCTGCACATCGTAGGTATGAGCCAATAAAGCGAGCGCTTGATCGGCATCTGCCACTTCAAAGACAGTGTAACCAGCGTTCCGTAGTTGATCGGCGATCATCATCCGCACTAACACTTCATCTTCAACGACGAGGATAGTGCGGTTACTTCGCGCCGATTGCTGTAGTTGTTCCCCTGTCGCACCGACCATGGTGCGTCCCCTTGTGGACGTCGAAAAGGTTCGAAAGCCACAACGCATAAACCGCACCTGGGTTCCTCCGCTTCGAACGGATCTCATGGAACTAGATGCTCAGCATCGTGAAGACCGCAAGAAGTTGCATTTTAGCGGCCTTATCCGCCAGCATTATCGGAGCCGCCCCCGCACGTCGGCAGCCGACATGAAGCGTACCTCTTATTGGAACCTTACAAATGTTAAGGCTGCGCGGGTCCCGCAACATTCCAGAATAGCGCGCGGCCTGAACTCTTCCGAGCCACACAAAGCTCCCAGGCCTTGGCATCGTAATGCGGATCGCTCGGAAACGGCGGTTTGGCTTCCGCCTCGCGGCCGAACGGCAGCGGGTAAACGTGAATTGTCGCGCCAGCGGCCTCGTCCGCGGTCAGCGCGCGACCGACCTGTACGACATACCGGCGCGCGCTGGGCCAAGCCTTTGCCAAGCCGCGCGCGAGGACGCCGGAGCCGGACGCGCACCAGACCTCATCAGGCTCAATGCCGATCGAGCATGCTGCCGCAGCGATGGCCTCGGTAGCTTCAGGCACGTCGATACCAAACGGTGCGAGGCGGGCGCCGACCTGTCGGCTGTACTCGCGGGCGCGTGCTTGGACCGTGCTGAGATAGCCCGGCGAAACCTGCACAATCGTGGCGCCAAGTCGCTTCGCCATGAGGGCACGCGGATGCGGTTGCGCCCGCTTGGCGACGAAGATCGTGGCGCGCTTGCCGAGCTGTGCCGCGACGGTGGCGAGTGCAGTTTGCGCGCCGCCCTCGGCCGCGCTCGCATAAACGACCTCGCCGGCGCCGTCGAATAGCAGCGGCAGAAATCGTGCTTTTGTGCCTCCTGGGAAAAGATCATCGCGAACGACGAGGACGCCGTTGTGCTCGATCAGCTGCGGCTTCATCATAGCTGCTCGACACCGATGAATGCCGGCCCTTGTTCGACTGCAATCTCTCCGAATTCGACGGGCCCGCAAGCTTCGGTCGCGCGCCGCGGGTCGCCCTTGACGAAAACGAGCACGCTCTGGTGCGTACGGCCGAGCTTGCGCGATGCGGCGAATTGCTTGCCCGCGCGGATCGGCAACGAGCCGACGGCCGTCACTAGGATGGCTTCGTTATAGAACCGGGCGCCAGCGGCCTCGAAAGCCTCGACGGTGCGGCCCGGCAAATTGACGTAACAACCGTGCTCGTCGCGCACGTCGCCGATCACCCAAACGGCGAAACGGTCGTCCCGTAAGCGCTTGATCGCGCCGGCGATGATTGCTCGATACGCGGTGAGAAATTCCTCAAATGGCATGTTCGACAGGTCCGCCGCGTCATCGGAATAGCGTTCGAGATTCCAGTATGGCGGGCATGAGAACACGAAATCGCATTCGATGTCGGACGCGAATTTTTCGATCTGGCGCGCATCGCCGCAACGCCACGTAGGCCGAGGCTCTGCGGCGAGATGCAGCTGTGCGACGTTTGCCGCGACCTGCTCGGATCGCAGCTCGATGCCCACGTAGTGCCGGCCGAGACGCGAGGCGACGATGCCCCGCACCGAACCGCCGGCGAAAGGATCAAGCACGATACCGCTGGGCGGGCAGAACCAGCGATAGGCGATCTCGCAGACAACGGGGTCGAAGATCGACGTCCCGGTCGAGGCCACTTCAAGGATGGCAGCGCTGACCGGATCGATAGTTTCGGGATCGCGGCTGCCCTTCACGAACGTTAGATTTTTCATTGAGTCGCCGACCGCTCAGCTGTCGAACGCCGCCGAACCCGGGTTTGCACTGGCACGGTCGAGCGGCAAAGGCGCGCCCCCGATTGGCGCACCCCGACCGAGCGCCGAGCGGATGCCGAGATCGATCCACGCACGCTTGCGATTTTGCCACCAGCCTTCGCGCGCATTGAGCACGGAGAACGGCGGGATTCCGAAGCGTTCGGCGAGAGTTGATGGCGGCGAGGTTCCTTCCGGCGCACCCGCGCCAGGCTCAGGATTCGCATCACGTGCATCGACGTCGATTGCGTCGAGCAGATGTCCGAGTTCGGCTTCGGCAAACCCTAGCAGATCGAGATCGAAACCCGCCTCGAGCAGCGCCACGAGCTCGGTGCGTAGCAAGTTTTCGTCCCAGCCGGCGTTCGCGGCAATGCGATTATCTGCAATGACGAGCGCTCGCCGCTGCGCCTCAGTCAAGTGACCCAGCACTACGACCGGCACCTCAGTCATGCCCAGGCGCTGCGCGGCGAATACCCGGCCGTGTCCGGCGATAATCACTTCATCGCCGCCGATTAGGACCGGATTGACAAAGCCGAACTCAGCGATCGAATCGGCGATCTGGCCGATTTGTTCGTCCGAATGCGTCCGCGCATTCTGCGCATACGGAACGAGCCTTTCGATCGGCCGCGCTTCGATCTTGAGGTCCATCTGGAGTGTTGCTGCGCACCTGAGTGCGCACCATGCGCGGTGCGCACCCTTAAGTGCGCACCCGATTTTCAGAACTATCGCTAGGGGATTCCCGGGCCTTTGCCGCCCGCATACGGTTTTGCGCCGGGAAGAACCTACAATTTGCGGCCGAGTGCGGCTTCGACGCCGGCGAATGCGGCTGAATGCGGCAATCCCTTTTTCAAAGCATGAGGGGCAACGATAACGCGTGCCCCTCGATCATCGAACGTGCGTCCCGCGATCATGCCAAGAATATCGTCGAAAAATGTCCGAACTCAAAGCCCGAAGTTCAACGTCTTTTGCGGTTTTCGCGCGGTCTAAGCCAGGCCGTCGCGTCGTGCTTCGTCGATCGTTGCGGTCACGCCTTTCTTGCGACCGTGCTTAACTCCATGGATATACTTGCGATTGAGTCGATTTGCGATCGTGATTAGCGAAGCAACCCAGCGGGCCCACGCGGTTTGCCGCGTTAGCCCCACCCGATAGCAAATCGGTTTCCAGCGCACGCCCTCGGCGCGCATCCACGCAATCCGAGCGTCGTCCGGTTCAAGCCACGCGAGCCAGGTGATCGTCTCCTCCATGCGGCCGATGGCCTGCGGCGAGGGGGCAATCCGCGGCATGCGCGCGCGCTCGTAGCCGAACGCCTCGAATGCGCTACGCACGATCGGCGGCCAGCAGTTGAAATATCCAGGAACACGGGTGTCGGGCAGCCGCCGCAGCGTGCGAGCTGCCTCCTCGAAGCGCTCCTCGATCATCGAGACCGTCCATTCAGGCATTGCGCGCCTCCTCGCGTTTTCCGTAAAGCTTCTCTCCGATCTGGCGGACGAACTCGCGTTCGGGCCAGGTAAGGCGGTGGTCGTCAGCGCTCACCACCAGGATTTTCTGATCGCGCCAACCGTTACGCTTCACGTTTTCCGGCGACGGCCGCTCGCCCCCGCATCCTTTCGGCGCCCACCTCATCGCACGACCTCGCGCAGGACCGCGGCATAGCCGGCAAGATCCAAAGCTGAGTCACGATGGTTCGGATCGTGCGCGAGCCTCGCCAGCTTGAGATCGATCAGGCAAAGCGCGACCTGCGCCGGCGTGACCGGGTGGCCGAGCGTGAGCGACCAACGTGCTGCGATCTTGGCCATCAGGACGGCCGGATCGCCGTACGACTTGCGCCGCCTTGCCACCAGGTTCGCGGCACGCCTGAGCATTTGTTCTCCGGTCATATCCGCGCCTCGTCGCTTGCCTGGGCGGTGTTGCTCGCGGCGGCCGCGAGATCGATCACGGCGCCGATGACGGAAGCTGGTTCGGCGTTACCGAGCCGTCCTATGCTCGCGGCGAGTTCGTGCGGCGCGACGCCGTGCTGCATGAGCAGGGAGACGAGGACGCAAGCGTCGTTGAGCAAGGCATCGAGCGTCGAACCGGCCTTTGAGCCGTGCACGAAGACTTCGCCGGGCCGTCCGCCCGGATAGAAGCCGATCGTCACGTTGAAGCGCATCCCCGCGTGTTCGATGTTGATCGTTTCGGCGGCGCGCCGGTTGGGCAAAGGTTGTCGGCTCATGGCAAATGGCCCCAACGCTTGCGGGAGACGATATCGCCTACGGTTTGCCGGCAAATTCCAAAGCCGTCCGCAGCGACGCGGTGCGGAATTTGCATCAACGCCATTTTGCGGATGGCAGCGACGCAGACTTCGTCGAGCTTCGCTTGGCCGTTTCGGCTGCCGCGGTTGTGCGTCCCATGCGGCACGGTGTCGGCTATATTTTCGCGCTGCGTAGCCCAGCGGAGATTGGTCCAATGATTGTTGTCGCGACTGCCGTCGTTGTGGGCCACGACGTGCTTCGGCGACGGTCGTTCACCCGAGAACGCCAGCGCCACTAAGTGATGCACCGTCGTGCGGTAGCCGCAATTGCCGCGCCAGAGCGAGATCTGAAGATAGCCGGTCTTTCGATTACGCCAGGGCTTGAGTAGCCGTCCATGTCGGGTGCCTTGCCCGGCGTGGACGCGACGCAGGTCACCGCGCTCAGAAACTTCGTACTCGGGCCAGCCGGGAATCGTGCGCCATTCAACATCGACCGGAAGAAGTGCGAAGGAAGTCATCGCACGCCTCCCTGCGTCTCAATTGCCCAGAGCAGGATTGCGAGCGCGTCAGCTTCATTGTCGTCGACGGGTGCGAAGCCGCGACTGCGAACTGCGTCGATCACCGCCTGTTTGTCGGCATTGCCCTTCCCGGTGATGTGACGCTTGATCGTTCCGACCGGCACGCCTTGGTAAGGGACGCGGTGCTGCTCGCACCAACTGGTCAATGTGGCGAGCATGCCACCATGAACGTGCGCTGCGTCAGTTCCGAGATGGCGACGTATTTCTTCGAAGTGGATCGCCGCGAGCGCACCGGCATCGCTTGCCACGGCATCGAGCCAGCCGCGGAAGCGTAGGTAGCGCATGCCGCCGCCGTCGTAGCGGCTGGGACGAAACGAGACTGTGCCGCTCTCGATCGAGCTACCGGCCAACTGAATGGCCCAGCCCAGCTGTGTTCCGAGATCGAGGGCGAGGACAGCTGCTCGTTTCCTGTAAGCTTGCACGTTGTCTGAATTGGGCGGCGGGCTTGCATCCGCCATCGCGAGTGTCAGAGTCGCCGAAGCCATGATGGTCTCTCTCCTGCAGGGATTGTTGTGGTCAGGGCGGCGACGGCTTGGTTCTTGGCGGAGCTGGCCGTCGTCGCCCGCGAGAT